ATGACTGATCCACAACAGTTAACGCGGACCCTTGGGGGCCGATGGTATGGGAGTTACGGCACCGCGCCGTGCCCCGTTTGTCAGCCAGAACACCGTCGTGATCAGAACGCGCTGACCATTGCGCAGGGCCAATCTGCCCTCGTACTGCATTGCAAGAAATCAGTTTGCGACTTCTCGGATATTCTGAACGCGGCTGACGTTCCACCGGATCATGCCTTGCGCCCGCCCTTGACGACTCAGAGGTCGAGATCGGCTGATAACGCCGAGAGAGCGCGCCAGCTATGGGAAAGGGCACTGCCCATCTGCGGAACGCGCGCCGAAGCCTATCTCGAAGCAAGGGCAATCTCTTGTGCCTTGCCGGATTGCTTGGGATACCTCCCCGAATGCTGGCATCCGAGCGGGGCCAAGCTTCCGGCAATGATTGCACTGATCGAGGGCGGACAGGGCTTTGCCGTGCATCGAACGTACCTGGCCCGGAACGGTTTGGGCAAGGCCAAGCTCGATCCCCCCAAAGCAATGCTTGGACGGGCCTCCGGCGGCGCTGTGCGCCTCTCTGGTGGCGCTGGGTCTCTGGTAGTGGCCGAGGGCATTGAAACAGCCCTCTCGCTCTTGTGCGGCGTTACCGCGCGCCCTGCAACTGTCTGGGCGGCGCTTTCAACTAGTGGAATGCGAGGATTGATTTTGCCCGACATGCCGGGGGAACTGATCATTGCATCCGATGGGGATGCACCGGGACAAGCCGCCGCTTTCGATCTGGCAACGCGGGCGCATGCGCTGGGCTGGAAAGTCTCAAATCTCGCGCCGCCAAACGGGCTTGATTGGAATGACGTTCTTACCGGGAAGGAGGTCGCGGCATGAATATGCAACCTCAGACTACCCAAACCCAGTTTGTTCCTGAAGAACCGCAACCGCTTGTCAGGGAGGCTACACGTCCAGCGCCTTATCCGGTCGAAGCTCTAGGGCCACTAAGGGCCGCCGTGGAAGACGTTGGCGGGCTTGTGCAAGCTCCCCTTGCCATACCCGCGCAGTCGGCCTTGGCATTGGCGTCACTAGCGGTGCAGGGCTTTGCCAATGTCCAAACCTTGGGCGGCTATTGCCCGGTTTCTCTGTATTCATTGACCATCGCAAAGTCAGGTGAACGAAAAACCTCTTGTGACGGCCTCTTGATGGCGGGGCTACGCGAATTCGAAAAACGCCAGACCGTTGCCCAGCGCAGTGATCTACAATCCTGGCAGAACGATCACGCGGCGTGGAAAGCGAAGCGCGATGGAATTTTGAACAAGAGCAAAGGAAAAGGCGATAGGTCCGCGATGAAAAGCGAACTGGACGCACTTGGCCCGGAACCAGAAGCGCCCCCAGCGCCTGACCGCACGGTGTCCGAACCAACTTTCGAAGGGCTGACAAAGCTGTTTCAAATCGGCCAACCGTCACTTGGTATCTTCTCGGATGAAGGCGGACAGTTTCTTGGCGGACATGCCATGAACACCGACAACCGGCAAAAGACGCTTGCCGCACTGAATGATCTTTGGGGCGGCAATCCGATCAAACGCTCACGCGGGGGCGATGGCACATTCACCCTCTATGACCGCCGCTTGGCGATCCACCTTATGGCCCAACCGGGTGTTGCCCGTAGCTTTATGGCCGACCCGAAGGGGGATGATACCGGCTTTCTACCCCGTTTCCTGATCACGGAGCCGGAAACCAAGATCGGAACGCGCCTGCATGCGCTGGGCAGCAATCAACGCGCTGGACTAGATGGCTTCAACAGGCGCTTGCGGGAACTACTCGAAATCCCGTTGCCGATGGATGAACAGACAAGGGCATTGCGACCCCGTCTATTGGAACTATCACCGGAAGCCAGTCGAGAACTTATCGCCTTCTCGGATGAAGTTGAAAGGCGGCAGGCAAAAGGCGGCGATCTGGCAGGCGTCACCGGGTATGCCAGCAAGGCGGCGGAACAGGCATGCAGGATCGCGGCGGTGTTGACGCTATGGCGCGACCTAGAGGCTCTGAACATTCCTGAAATGGAAATGTGCTGGGGCATCGCCCTGGCCCGGTTTTACCTGTCCGAAGCTCAGCGCCTGTCCGAAGAGGCCATAGTCTCTGAAAACATTCGTCAGGCCGAAGCCCTGCGCATATGGTTGGTCGATAGCTGGCCGCATCCCCAAATCGTGCCACACGAAGTGGCGCAGAATGGACCGATACGCGCGCTTCGCAACACACCTGCGGCCAAGGCTGCGCTGGGCGTGTTGGCGAAACACGGCTGGGTCGTGCCGCTCGATCCGGGCGCAATCGTCAGAGGCAGTCCTCGAAAGCTGGCCTATCGGATCGTCAAGCCAACGCCCTGATCCCGTGCTAGCCGTGCTATTCATGCTAGAAGGCGACTAGCACATGTAACACACCTAGCACGCACCAGCGCCGGGGCCACTGGCGCTGAAACTTCCCATTTCAGGGAAAATCGCTTTCCTGAAAGCAGGTTATAAACCGTAACAGTTTCCCTCAATGCAGGGAAACCTGTCACTGAAAGCAGTGAAAGGCTGGTCAAGCCCGACTGGGCTGCTTAGGCTACCCGGTAAACGGGCTACGCATCTACCGGGGCCTTGTCGAAATTTCAGAAAAGGATGCTGTATGTTTCGCAGTTTCGGGTTCGGTAGGAAGAAGACCAAGCGGGAAAATGCTGAGCCGGAAAGATCGGCGCATTCCGTCGCGGACTTGAGCTTGCAGCAAAGTGAGGTCACCGATTTGGTTGCATCTGCTTTGGGTGACGGTCATTTTTTTGGAACGCTCTACGCAATCATGCAGGGTTTTGAGGGCGCGGCCCCAGCCATTGATCTGGAGGAATATGCGACCTTACTAGAGAAAGAGCCAAGCTATTCGGAATCCGGGATCGAACGCGCAAGATCTGAGTTTTTTGAGATGCTCAACGGTGCATCTAGCAGTGAGGCGCGACAGTGGAACACAAACAGCGACAGCACCCATAGAAAGGTTGCGAAATGCGTTGCAGAAAATGGTGCGGCGCGCGTCTTTCAGTCGATTGGATTGGACGCGGCAGAGTATCTAAAGAATGAAACCGAACGACGACGGCGGGTTGATCTTAACCTAGTTTGGCATGCGTTGAGGGAAAAGCGAGACCATCTAGCTCCAATCTTCAGAAGTGCGATGTCTCGCGGTAGAAACAAATATGGTGATCTTGATTACGGTCCCCTTATCAAGGAGATTGAGGAGTTTTGTGCCTACGCGTTCCCTGAGGGAACGCTCAAATTCTTCTACATCCTTCATCCGCGAGGGTTTATTCATACAATTATAAATGACTGGCTGATGCTCAATTCAGTATCGGTTGAGCCGCCTATTGATGGTGTAGCCTTTGAACACTGGTGCGGGGATCGCCTTGCCGAGCAAGGTTGGGCAGTAACTGTTAGCCAAGCTTCCGGAGATCAGGGGGTGGACATAATTGTCAGCCAAGGGGGCAAAACTGTTGCGGTTCAATGCAAGAGGTATGAAAAACCTATCGGCAACAAAGCCGTTCAAGAAGCGTTTTCTGGAAAGCAGCATTATGGGGCAAACGCGGCATGCGTAATTGGGAGCGGTGGCTTCACGCGGTCCGCATTCGAGTTGGCAAGGTCAACCGACGTTAAGCTTCTCGATTACCAGATGATCAATGAGTTTTCGAAGATATATGGCGAGCACGGTAGCGACGATAGCGCCGATATTAGCGCAGATGAACATTTTTACTTATATTTCTCGACGCCCGCAGAAAAGGCCATGGGTCGGCTGTTCCGAACCGTGGCAATCGCACATGCTGATCAGGCACGGCTTGACGAACCCGCAAGAACAAAAACGTTGACGCTAATTGATGAAGACGGCGCTGGGGAACTTGGCTGCTCGAATGTTGAACTAGCTGGGTTTGCGGCCTTCTCTGCACTAGTATTGAATGGACGCCTCAGCGTTTCGGAAAACAATCGCCAGAAACTGGTCGAGAGCGGTTTCCCAAATAGTGCAGCCGTTTTGGATTTACCCATCGGTCATGAAATGCGCATGTATGAACTTCTTGGGGATGAGCTTTTTGGGGAGGTTCAGGCCCTGATACGTGCTTGGAGCGATGCTGCGGGTTTTGAGACCGACGCCATAGATACAATTCTTTCAGTATAGCGAAATATTCCTGTTGCGGTCGAGTTCGACCAGTGTGTATAAACAGCTAACGGACGTTAGCTAATGTTACACAAGAGGTCAGGCCATGGAATTCGTCACTTACTTGCGCGTCTCGACCGACCGTCAGGGCAAGAGCGGCTTGGGACTGGAGGCCCAACGCAAGGCGGTTTCTGATTACGTCACCGGCAAAGGCCAGATCGTCGCGGAATATGTAGAAGTCGAAAGCGGCAAGCGGAACGACCGTCCCGAACTCGCCCGCGCACTGGCCGACGCCAAGAAGCGTGGCGCGGTGTTGCTGATCGCCAAGCTGGACCGGCTGGCCCGAAACGTTGCGTTCATCGCCAATCTTCTCGAAAGCGGGGCGGAGGTCGCGGCGGCGGACATGCCCGAGGCAAACCGCTTCTTGCTTCACGTCATGGCCGCCGTGGCGGAACATGAGGCCCGCGCAATCTCTGACCGCACCAAGGCCGCACTTGAAGCCGCAAAAGCCCGTGGTGTGGCGCTGGGCGCGTCAAATCCCGTCATTAGGGAAGCCCTGCAACAAGCCGAGGCAAAGTCGATCCAGACCCGAAAGGCCAAGGCCGACTTTCACGCGGCTAACGTCTTGCCGCTCATTCACGCAATCCAAGCGCGCGGCGCGTCTCTACGCCAGATCGCGGGGGAGCTGAATGAACGCGGTGTGAAGACAGCGAGGGGCGGGCAGTGGCATGCGATGACTGTGAGAAATGTGCTGACCCGTAATGCTCTGTCCGCTGGGTAGCATTGCCAAGGCGGTGACTTTCACTTGCACTTATGCGTTGTGGCATGCCCCAATGTGCATCGGGGAGGGGCGACCGTGGTGCAAGAATTTACCATTCTGACTGACTGGTGGGCCGATCTAAGTGAAGGCTGGCAAATTGCATTTGCGGGCTTGTTCGGTACTGCTTTGCTAGCTTTGATCGGTTGGATGGCTCAATCGCTGATCCGCTGGGCTTTGCCTGCAAACAGGCCAAAAATTTCAGTTTCAGTCGATCAGTTTCCTGAACGAGCGAGCCGAAAGCCGCCGCATGATCTAAAGGCCTGGGAGCATTTTGACACTGGGGAAAAGCCGTTGAGGGTAAGGATCGAGAATATTGGGAACACCGATGCGGTTCTTCGAGGCGTAATGCTGCACAGACGGGGACGTCCCGCGTTGCCGCTGCAAGGGCACATTCTTCAATCAGATTCTGCTGGTTGGCAGCATCGCGGACATACGATTGGTGCGAATGATTTCTGCGACTTTCAGGCCTCACTGCCCAGCGATGCATTCATAGACAGCGCCCAGCTAAAAGTTACAGTCGCAGGTCGCCGCAAACCGTTCAATTGTCGCGTAAAATGGAAGTGAGGCATGGTCAAGCTTGTAACAAGCACGATCACATAAGAACTTCAAGGAAGGCGGGTAGGTAGGCGGGTAAAAATTCACACAAGAAAAAACCCACTGAAAAACAGTGAGTTAAGGGGATTTATGGAGGCGAGTACCGGAATCGAACCGGTGTACACGGATTTGCAATCCCATTACATAGGCCCCTAACAGGTTCTACCGGGTGCTGGTAAGCGCGAAAAGTGCATGTAAAACAGCGTTATACAGCGCGACATATCCGTTTACTATTTCTACCGGCTTTGATACAGAATGCTTACACGATGGTTACACGGTGGGCAGGCATGGCTGAGAAGATGAAGTTTACAAAGGAATCCGTTGCCAAGGCGGGGGGCGTCCCAGGTAAGCAGATTTTCATCTGGGATACCGAGGTTACAGGCTTCGGGCTGCGGATAAGCCCCGGCGGTCAGAAGACCTACATCCTGCAACGGCGGGTCGGTAAGACGACGCGGCGCAGGAAGATTGCGCAGGTTGACGACCTAACGCCCGTAGCGGCCCGCGATAGGGCCAAGGTGATGGTCGCTGAGATGGTGCAGGGCATTGATGCGGTGGCCGACAAGAAGGCGGCAGAGGCGCGAGACAAGACGCTGCAAGAGGCTATCACCGACTATCGGGACTCGCCCGCGAAGAAGGGCGGCAGGGCAGGCCAGCCGAAGAAGGCGCGGACGCGGCGAGATATCGACAAGGTGATGAAGTGGGCCTTCTCGGACTGGAACGACAAGAAGGTGACAGAGATCGACGGCGACATGGTGAGGGACCGCTACGCGAAGCTGGCGGCATCCTCTGCGGCGCAAGCAAATCTTGCCATGCGCTATCTGCGGGCGGCGCTGAACCACGTCAATGCGGATAGCGACATCGTGGTGCTGGATCGGAACCCCGTTGAACGGCTCAACAGGGCGGCGCTATGGCGTAAGGTGAAGCCGTCTGAAAAGGTGATCCATGCCGATGATCTGCCGACATGGGTTGATGCAGTGCAGACCAAGCTTGTCGGTCTCAAATGGGAACGCGAGTTGCGGGATATGCTTTTGTTTATCCTGCTGACCGGCTGTCGGCGCGGCGAGGTTCATGGAAGCGCAGAGGATGGCTATCCCCCGCTGGCGTGGAATGATGTTGACCTGCACAAGCGTGTCGTGACGTTCCGGGATACAAAAAACGGCACCGAACATAGGCAGCCGTTAGGTCCGAAGTTGGCGGACATGCTCAAGGCGCGGAAGGAATACGCGGGGGCGACATGGGTGTTCTCGAATGGCAAGGATGAAGTGACTGAAAAGCTGGTCGCAGCGCAGCAACGTATCAAAAAAGTCACAGGTCTGGATATACCGCCGCACGCTTTGCGCAGCACGTTCATAACGCTGTCAACCGCCCGCGTCGGGCTGTCGGAGTACGTTGTTAAGTCATTGGTAAACCACAGTAAAGCTGGTGACGTGACTGCCGGATACGCGCGCTATGATGCGGAAGATTTGCGGGAGGCAATGGGCAAAATCGAATCAGCCATATTGCCGTAGAAGTGGGTAGGTTGACTTCTTGTCAAGGGGTAACTATACTTTTTTTGCGGAATCAAATGCGCGACCCGCAAGCATATCGGAAGACCACCCCGTTAAGCGCCCGTGATTGTGGACGTTTTACCGGGTGGCCTAAAACCCTAACACCCGTTGGGAACCGTGTGCAGCGCGAACACATAGGACCAAAAGGTTAATGACGAACATTACTAACGCGGCTGGACAGCCGCAATCCATCGCCCCGGCTGCTGTCGTGGCGTTGCCGACGCTGCTAACTCAAGATGAGGTAGCGGCTTATTTGCGTATCAGCCCCAAGACGCTTGAGCGCGACCGCTGGCTTGGTCAGGGCCTGCCGTTTCTAAAAGTCGGGCGCTCCGTTCGGTATCGAGCATCCGATCTTCTTGAGTTTGTTGAAGGGGATGCAGCGTAATGAGTTTGCAAAATATTACCCCCGACAGGGCAGCGTCGGGGGCGAAAGGTATTGGTATTAGGGATATTGAAGATACTGATAGCATAGAACCTACACCGCTGCAAGGTGTGGTCATTGCTCCTAAAAAGCGTGGTGAACTAGCCGCTCAGCACTGTCCGAAATGCAGTTACGTGCAATCACCTGCTCCGAAATGCGGGGGCTGCGGTCACAACTTCTATAGCGCAATCTCGAAGCTGGAAAAGTTTGAGGCATCAGGATTTGATTCCTATGATGTTGAACTTGAGCGATGGCTTGCGAGCCACGGCTGGGCGCTACGAAAGAACCTACTTTCAAATGAAATAGAGGTTAAGTGCGTCGATGGAATCCGGGTCATGGACGATGCGACACTGGCCGAAATGCGCTTTAATTTTTGCAACTCGAACGGATCGCCGTCAACTAAAGATGCCGTTTCAGATGCCGTCAATCTGATCGCAACGCGAAATTCATATCACCCCGTTCGGAACTACCTTCGGTCGATTAAGTGGGATGGCGTTGAGCGTCTTGATACATGGCTGATTGATTATGCGGGCGCGGATGATACTGAACTCAATCGCGCGATTGGTCGAAAGTTTCTTTGTGCGGCGGTTAGCCGTGTCCGCAATCCCGGGTGTAAATTCGACGCAATGCTTCTTCTGGAAGGAAAGCAGGGTGTAGGTAAATCTACGTTATGCCGGTCCCTATGTGCCGACAAAAATTGGTTCTCGGATCAGGCGAAAGTTGGCTCTGACCCAAAAGAGACCATCGAGCAAACGGCAGGTTCGTGGATTGTCGAAATGCCCGAGTTGGACGGTTTGAGCAAGCGTGAAGCTGGACGCGTCAAGTCTTTCATCACGACGCAGAAGGACAAGGCGCGACCGGCTTATGGACGTTACTCTGTGGAGGTTCCGCGCCAGTTTGTCCTGATTGGGACGACAAACGACGCGACATTTCTGACGGACATGACCGGAAACCGCCGCTGGTGGATTGTATCAGTCAGTCAGTGCGACCCAGACGGACTAGCGGTTATCCGCGACCAGCTTTGGGCTGAGGCGGCATACAAAGAGCCGACCGAAGCCCTGTGGCTCGACGATCCGGGTGCAAGGGACGCCCAAGAAGCTATAGCGGGGCGCTATATGGATTATGGTCCTTGGTTTGATGCACTATCTGAAAAGATACCGCCAGATGGCGATTTGAAGGTGAGGGCGTCGGACCTTTGGCAGATGGTTGGAATTGATACACTAGGCATTAACAGGTTGACCCCCGCAATGAGGGCAAACCTTAGCCGCGCATTGGTCGGGCTTGGTTTCGATAAGGACTCGAAATCCCTGCGTGATAGTGGCCGGGCGGTGCGTTGTTACTTGAGAGGTGATTCATATGCCGCAAGGTGGTGGTCGCCTAACGACTACTGAAACAGGTGCAACAGGTTCTGAAACGGGTTACCTGTTGCGGCTAAACCCCTTATTGTTATGGATTTTCTTAGGGTGCAACAGGTGCAACAGGTAAAAAGGCAAAACTCTACGTCAGTGTTGTCATATTAGCGGTGCTATTGCTGTACAGGATTGTTGGCGTTTTATGCGTTGCACCTGTTGCGGCTCTGAAATCCCTTATTTTGTTGGCGATGAACCTGTTGCAGTATGCGTTGCAACCTGTTGCGCTATGCGTTGCAGCCATGAAAAATCGAAGGGAACAATATGAGAGACCGGAAATGCATTATTTGCGAGGGGCCTATCGGAGCCGAAGACAAAAGGCGTAAAGCGTGTTCGCATCAATTTAGCGAAAAACTTCGGGTGCGAACAAAAGTTAAATCAGACTTGAATCGTTCATTGGGATTCGAGCCGCCCGACGATCTAATAGAAGAAGCCACCGCATTGCCGCTATTAAATCGTGCGATACGTGGCAGATAGATGCCCCCAATTACCCCTCCCGACAAACATTAGGTAGAATACAAACATGAGTACAAAATCATTCTCCACCAGCGTATCGAAATGGACCAAGATGGCGAAGGCAATGCCGGACGAAATCTATCAAGAGTTTTGCCGTCTGGTCTATGTCGAACTAACGGAAGCCATTCCCGAACGCACGGGCAACCTCAAGCGTTCGGTTATCGTGACCAAGGACGGCATGAGGGCTATCGACCAAGCCGAACCGGGCAAGCAATACACCGATATCACCGCCGATAACCTTGCCACCATCGAAAGCGCGCAAATGGGTGATACCCTGTCTATCAGTGTGCAAGCCCCATATGGCCCCAAGATCAACTACGGGCATAGCAAGGACAACGCCAATGTGCCGGGCCGGTTCTTCATGGAAACCACGCGCCACAAATTCAGGGCGCTGCAACAGCAAGCTATCAAGACCGTGAAGGCACGATACGCATGACGTTCTATGATCGTATCAGGGCCAAGCATGACCGCTTGATGGATGACTACGGACAAGGCTCAATCGTGCTGGTGAAGACGACGACAACGCCGGGTGCAGAGCCATACGATCCACCTGTTATCACAACTCAGGAACACCCAATGACCGGCATCGCTGGCGGCGTGGGTGAGGAATACGCCAATAGTGAGGCCATCGTCATGTCTGACCTGATGGTGCAGGTTGCCGTGCCTGACGTGATGCCCAAGGTTGGCGACATCGTGAAGGTTGATGGCGAGGCATTGTCGGTGTTGCAGATCATGCCGTTGCCAAGCTGTGGTGATCCTACTGCGCTGCGGATGGTCTGCCGTGGCTAAGTCATTGATATTAGGTCCCAATGCTGGGCGATATGGGAGAACCGGCGCACGCGGAGCGGGCTCTTCCTTTCTCTCTCCCGAAAATTCCGGGGAAAATTGATGGCCCGGCCAAGTAAACAAGCCTCTGCCGCTATAGGATTTTTCAAGAAACTGCGCATTCCCGAAGGCAAAATGGCGGGAAAGCCGGTCAAACTCGCTACCTATCAGAAGAAATTCATCAAGGGCGCGCTCGCTCCGGGCATCATGATCGGGTGTCTCAGCATCGGACGCGGCAACGGCAAAACGGCACTCTCTGCCGGTCTCGCTCTTGCTGACGTTATGGGCGAACTGTCGGACCAGCCCAAGCGCGAAGTGATCCTTGCCGCCCGTAATCGGGACCAGGCTAAAATTGCCTTTAACTTCATCGTCGGTTTCGTGGAGACGCTGCCCGAGGATGAACAGGAGAATTTCACGATCCGGCGCGGTTCCAAGCTGGAAGTGGAGTATCACGGCAACGGCGGCGGGCTGGCACGCTGTATCGCGGCTGACGGCAAGTCGATCCTTGGCGGTGCCCCGACGCTGGCAATCCTCGATGAGCGCGCTGCTTGGGACCGGGAGAAGGGCGACAACCTAGAAAACGCGATCCTGTCCGGTCTGGGTAAACGTGATGGTCGGGCGCTGGTCATATCCACGTCCGCACCGGATGACGCCAACACGTTTTCGCGGTGGCTCGATGAACCGCCGCCCGGAACCTATGTGCAGGAACATCGGCCCGCGTTCGGCTTGCCTGCCGACGATCTGGAATCGCTGTTAGAGGCGAACCCCGGCGCGAAGGAAGGCATCGGCTCGACGCCGGAATGGCTGGTGGCGCAAGCCCGGCGCGCAATTGCCCGTGGCGGTTCCGCTCTGTCGTCTTTCCGCAACCTGAACCGGAATGAACGTGTCAGCACCGAAGACCGTTCCTTGCTGGTGACGGTGGATGAATGGCTATCGGCGGAAGTGTCGCCGGATGAGTTGGCCCCGCGCGAAGGGCCGTGCGTTCTGGGCGTTGACCTGGGCGGCTCCCGTAGCATGTCCGCAGCGGCGCTATACTGGCCCGAGACGGGCCGTCTTGAGGCCGTTGGAACCTTTCCTTGCGTGCCGTCTCTGGCGGATCGTGGGGCGTCTGACGGCGTGTCCGACCGATACACGCAAATGCAGGAGCGGGGCGAACTCACGGCGATGGGCGACACCACCGTGCCCGTGGGCCGATGGCTGGCCGAGGTGGTGGCGCTTGCTGACGGACAGGGGATTGCCTGCATTGTTGGTGACAGGTTCCGTCATGCTGAATTTGTGGAAGCCATGCGGGCGGCTGGTCTCGACCGGGTGCCGTTCATCTGGCGAGGTTTCGGCTGGAAAGATGGCGCGGAAGATATCGAACGGTTCCGCAGGGCGCTGTTTGAAAGCAAGGTGCGCACGGTGCCGTCGCTGCTGCTGCGATCCGCTTTTGCTGACGCTATCACGCTGGTGGACCCGGCAGGCAATCACAAGCTGGCAAAAGCCCGGTCTCTGGGCCGTATCGACGCCGCAGCGGCATCTGTGCTGGCTGTGGCAGAAGGGGCGCGCATGGTGGCCAAGCCTGCGACCAAAGCGCCAAGGATCGCATGGGCATGAGGTGGAAACGCGCCGGTTCCGCGATCTACAAAACAGCCCGTTGGAAGGCCGTTCGGAAACTGGCGAAAGACCGCGACAATTGGCGCTGTGTTGAATGCGGCAATCGGGGCCGTCTTGAGGTGGATCATATTGTTGCCATTCGAGACGGCGGCGCGGAATTTGATCTGGATAACCTGCAAACGCTTTGCGTGCGGTGCCATTCCAGAAAAACCCGGCTGGAAATGGGCTTTCCCGAAAAATCGCCCGAGCGAAAAGAATGGGATGCTTTGCTAAAGAAGAAGCTGCCCGATTTTTAGCACAAACATTAATCCGATAGAATTGTGTTTGTCATGATGACTTTCAACAATTCCAAGGATTAATCCATGCTGCAAAGCGTAAAACTTCAAAAACGACAAAGTGAAATCCGGCAATCTCTTTCCGAGTTGGCCGGTAAAGATGATCTGACCGACGACGAAACCCGGTCGATGGAAGGTCTCGATAAAGAGTATCGCCAGAACGAGGCGAAATATCGTGCCGCTCTAATCTCCGAGGATGAAGAACGCCGCGAGGCGGGCGAGGAACTGGAAACCCGAGACGCCAAGGAATGGTCGCAGATGATGGACCGTTTCGAGGTTCGGCAAGTTGCGCTGGCGCTCGATGAAGGCCGCGCGCTTGATGGTGCCACCAAAGAGATTGTGGACGAACTCCGCGCCGCTGGTGGATACCAAGGCATCCCGCTTCCCCTTGCCGCTCTCGAACAACGGGCCGGTGAGACCGTATCTGGCGACCTGTTTAGCCCGAAGGCAACCCGCAACATCATCGGGCGTATCTTTCCGAATAGCGTTGCATCCAAGCTGGGCGTGGCATCGGTCAACATCCCGCAGGGCACCGCAGAATGGCCTGTTGCGACCGCTGGCGCTGTAACCGGCTGGCAGGCTGACGAACTGTCGGACGTGGGCGCTGCAACGGCGTATCAGACCACTGAGGCCACCGTGTCGCCGGATAACACGCTGGGCGCGCAAATGGTCATTACCCGGAAGAGCCTCAAGCAAACGGGTCAAGGTCTGGAAAATGCCGTGCGCCAGGACATGAGCGCGGCGATTGCCGTTGCTCTGGATGATGCGATTATCAACGGTTCCGGCGCTTCTGGTCAACCTCTGGGCATGGTGCCCGGCGCTGTAACCTACGGCATCACGTCCACCGACATGAGCGCTGCCGCTCCTGATTGGGCTGCGTTCCGGGCTGAGATCATCGCCTTCATGGAAGCCAACGCGATCACCGACCCGTCGCAGGTCAAGCTGGCATTCCCGCCTGCGATCTGGGGCGACATGGACGATACGCTCGTTTCCGGCACTGCGGTTTCCGAACTCGACCGGATGACCAAGCATGGCGTGTCGCCGGTTCTGGCAAATCAGCTCACCGCCGGTAGCGCGATCCTGACCACTACCGTTAACGGCGTGGCACCGGCCTTTGTGGGCATGTGGGGTGCGGTCGATATGATCCGCGACCCCTACACCCGCGCGGCTTCGGGGCAACTGGTCCTGACCGGTCTTGTCACCGCTGACGTGACCGTGGCGCGTGGTCTGCAAACCCGTATCCTGACGAACTTCGGGTAAGCGAATGGAAGCCCCCATTTTCAACGGTGGGCTTGAGATGCGGGCGGCGGGTGATGGCACTCGCCGCCTTCATGGCAGGTTTCCCTACATGAACCGGGCCACGATCCATTCCGGTGGAAAAGGTCGCAGGCCCCAGAAAGAACAATTCGCGCCGCATTCGTTCACCTTCGCGCTGGATGACCCCGACCGGGATATCAACCTGCTGGTGGGCCATAGCTTCGACAAGCCGCTTGCCAGCAAACGCGCGGGCACGTTGCTTTTCAATGATACCGATGAAGCCTTGCTGTTCGAGGCAATCATTGTCCCGGAAATTCAGGAATCAACGTGGTGGAAAGACTTCACTGCCGCTTTCCTTTCCGGCCTGATGATCGGCATTTCCCCCGGCTTCCGTGTCGCGCCGCCCGAGGCCGTGGAAGAGGCCGAGACGGTGGAAGAGGAAGATCCCGAGGAAGGGAATGCGCTGATCCGCACCATCTTCGCGGCGATCCTGTTTGAAATGAGCATTGTTACCCGTCCCGCCTATCAGGGCACCGAACTGGACATGCGGCAACTCGATAGCGGGCTGATCCTGCCGAACCCGAAACCCGCAGCCTACAGGTGGCGCTGATGACTTCCCAATACATCGAAACCGAAACCGAAATCTCGATCACATACCCGCCTGCACCTTCTGGCGTAACGGGCACCGTGCCCGAAGTGATCTGGTCAAAACTGGAGAATTATTGTGCGTGCCGCTGGTCTACTTCTGAAATTGAATTTGTTGTTTGTCCGCATGGCGTTCTGGCGTGGCGTCCACCGTATTACCCTTGTGTTATTGACACCGTTAATGGCGATCCTGCCGAAGTGAATGACTTTGGCGAGGTGACGCTTTCCGAGCGGTCAATCGTCGTTTGCACAGTTGGCGGGCGGGCCGTCACGGCGGGCATTGAGGAAGCCTATAAGCGGCTTGCTGATTACTACGCTGCCGAGCCGATGAACGGCGTATCCCGCTATTCCATCGACGTGGGCGACATTAGCGAAAGCTGGTCCCGCCGCCGCGACTGGGGGGCATTGGGCAACTCCGGTGCCGCCGAACTTCTCAAGAAATATCGCAAGGAAGGGCTGGCCCATGTTTGATTGGCTCAAGCGCAAATCCGAACCCGAGGAAACCCGTTCCGCCTCTGCTGCCGGATACACGGCACAGGTCATGTCGGCGCGCGAGGCGTATATCTCCGGTCAGTCTGGGCTTGGGGAACTCACCGCCACCGTGCAGGGCGCTGTGTCGCTGTGGGAAGGCGCTCTGAGTGCGGCGGACATCGACGGCACCGATCTGTTGACCCGGCGCGACATGGCGCTTGCCGCCCGCTCCCTGGCGCTGCGTGGTGAAGCTGTTTTCTATATCTCCGATGATGGCCTGTTGCCTGCCGCCGATTGGGAAATGTCCACGCGCAACGGCAAGCCCCGTGCCTATCGTCTCAGCATCCCGGAAACCGGTGGTGCCTATGCCGTGACCGCGCTTGCTGCCGAAGTGCTGCACTTCACCATCGGGGCCGATCCGGTTGCGCCGTGGTATGGTGTTTCCCCGCTGCGCCGATCCACGCTGTCCGCTGATCTGCTGCACACGCTGGAAACGTCGCTGGCCGAGGTCTACGCCAACGCGCCGCTTGGCTCGCATATCGTGCCGTTCCCCGAGGCTCCGGGCACCGATCTGGAAACGCTGGCACGGGGTTTCCGTGGGCGTCGTGGTCGCGTCATGTTGCGGGAAAGCGTCAACGTGTCTGCCGCTGGTGGTCCCGGTCCTGCGCAGGATTGGAAGCCGTCCAGCCTGTCGCCCGACATGACCAATACGGGCGCAACAGAAAACTGGAAGGCGGCAAAGGGCGCGATCCTGAATGCCTATGGCGTCCTGCCCGCGCTGCTGGCGGACAACGCCCAGGGGCCGCTTATCCGCGAGGCTCAGAGGCATCTGGCGCAATGGACCTTGCAACCCATTGCCATGCTGATGGCCGAAGAGATCACCGCGAAGCTGGGCCAGCCGGTCAAGCTGGACGTGATGCGACCGCTACAGGCGTTTGACGCTGGCGGACGTGCCCGTGCAGCCGCGACCATTGTGCAGGCGATGGCGATGGCCAAGGAAGCCGGTGTTGATCCTGATGCGGCCATGAAGCTGGTGGACTGGCAGGATGGCTAAGGAAGAGAAGTATATCCTGCCCGTGCTGGACCCGCCCGAGACGTTCTATTGGGGCGAGCCTATCGACCGTGCCACCGCCCGCGACATGGGGCTAAAACGCTACTTCACCGGCAAGCCCTGCAAGAAAGGCCACGTTGCCGAACGGCATGTGTCCAGTGCGTGCTGTGTCGAATGCACGCTCAGGCGGCATCGGACGCCGGAATATCGCGCGGATATGAGGCCGATCTACCGCGACCGCTACGAGACGGACCCGGAATTTCAAGACCGGCGGCGGATGCACTCACGGGAGTATTGGCGTGCGAAAAATCAGTAAGCTGTCTGATCTGACGTGGTCGCAGAAGGTGCTTGAAGGCGGTTATCAATCCGTGCCGGGCTTGGGCGTCCTGCCGCCCGGTGAAGTGTGGCCCGTGGTGGAGGAACGGTTGGGCTACGGCATAGGCAAGCGGCGGGTGCGGTATATGCTGATAGACCCGCTCGCCCGGCAGGCTCCGAAGGTGTTCTACCCGCCTGCGTGGTGGACCGTTCACAGTGTGCAGGAGGCCGCACAATCCGTCGATGATCGTGGGGAACTGACCGGGGAATGGGTCTATCGGGACGCAAAGCCGCGTAAGGACGGCGGCGTGATGATCCGGTTAGGGTGGGCAACGGTTATCGAGGCCACAATTGACGGCCCCGAGATGGGTATTCCCGAGGCCGTGCGGTATGCGCTGACGTGGGTAGATATGTTGCCTAGGAGTGCTAGAGAAAGGCGTTAGCCTGTCGGTCAGGCAGCCCCCCCTTGAGGGCTTGCGCGCAGCGATTCACCATCGCAATGAATTTCTCTGCATCTTCTACGCTAGGGGACTCTGGGTTTGACTCGTGCCACATGGCTAGCGCCATTGTATATGCAGTCTGTGCAACGTCTTGCTGTAGTCTAATCTGATCGGCCAT